ACGCGATGCCCGCCACGCCGCCTGGGACAGAGATCACACCATCGAGACTGGTGGCGCCGCCGCCATTGCCTGGCTCGCCGTCGCCTGTCACTGCCGCTCCACCGGCTCCGATCGTGACAATGCGCGACGTGCCCGGAGTCGGCGACCAGGAGTTGTCCATGCACGCCCCGCCGGAGCCGCCACTCGCGCCGGTCGAAAGCTTTGCCCCCGAGCCTCCGGCTCCCCACGCGCGCACAGCCAGGCGCGCATACCCTGGCGGATCGGTGAAGGTACTGGATGCCGTGTAGACCGCCTGGAACGGGTGAGCAACCACGGACCGGAACGCCGATCCCGTACACCAGACGAGTCGCATCTCCCCCGGGTAGGACAGGTACGACGTGAGCCCGTCTATCTGCTGAGTGCTGGACGGGTCGAGCGTGATCGCCCCGGACCCGATGTTGTGCAGCCAGCACCACCAGCCAGCCCCGAGCGTCGCCGCGGAAGTAAACGCCAGGGTGAACGTGCCATCCAGTCGGATGACTTTCCCCTTGTCGCCGCTGGCCAGCGTGTACCCGGCGGATTTGGTCGACTCGGCGAGGCTGTTGATGGTGCCGCTTGGCCCCTGTGCACCGCCGATCGAGATCTGCCAGTCGGTGTACGTGCCGCTGCCATTGACCGCGACCACATCGAGCGACAGCGCGCCGGTACCGGCGTTGTAGCTCACGACACGCGCGGCGAGCCAGGTCGTCGGAGCCGAGGTGCGCGCGACGTAGAGATGCTGCCCGACCTGCCACTGCTTCCCAGTTGACGCCGTGATCGCCACTGAGCCAGTCGCCACGGCGATCGACGTCGATGACGTACCGGATAGCGCCTGCGCGTACACCTGAGCCAGGTCACGCGCATCCTCGGCGTCATCCCGGATTGTCTCGATCGCAGACATCTCCACGAGCGCGTCGACCAGCAGCGGGAAGAAGTACGTGCGGTGCCCGCCGTTGAGCATGTCCCTGCTGGACGTGCCGTCGTCCGAGTAAGTACTGCCGTTCAGAGTGACCTGTGTCACAGGATTTCCCCGATTTCGAACGCAAGTTTGCGCGTGTTGTGGTAGGGGTACTCGATTGCCGAGAGCTGCCGCAGCCGCCCGAGGAACCCGTACTGCTGCGAGTAGGCGAGATCGTCTGCATCCGGCACCCAGAGCGCTTCGCCGGTCGTGCCGAGGCGGCGGCACATCTCGTGGACGAACGCGGCCTCGCCGGGCTCCATCCGGTCGAGCGAAAACTGCGCCACTCTGGACCGACGGCGCGGGTCGTAGAACTCGCCCCCTCCGTCGGCGCGCTGGATCACAGACTGGTCGTCGGCCCATCGCTCAGACCAACCGGCGTAAGACGCATTCCAGGTCGGCGACAGTCCGCCGCCGCAGAACACGCGTCCGAGCTGCACCCAGCCGTCAGGGTTGCTCGTGTCGGTGATCTGGATGCGCAGGTACCGCCCCGAGTAGTAGGCGGAGGAGACATGCAGTACGGCGTATGGCGCGCGCAGGTACTCGTCATCGCCGACGCCCTCCCACCACCCAGACTCCTCCCACTCCAGCAGGTCGCCGTCGAAGCTCATCCGCCACGCCAACAGTGACCCGCTGTCGTAGATATCGGATGCGCCGGGCGCAGACCCCAGCGTGATCCGCCACGTCGCCGCGCGGGTGAGGTTGTGGTTCACCAGCGCGAACGCGCGGAACGCGCGCACTGACCCGTAATCGAAGTCGATCCGTGTTGATGCCTCGGTAGCGTCGGCCGAGCGCGCGACCTGAGTCAACTCGCGCGTCAGGAGGTTGTCTCGCGGCAGTCCGGCCAGCCAGTTGCCTGCGCTGAGGACCGCGGAATCGACCCGATTCGGCCAAGCAAGGAATAGCTTCGTCATCCCCACACTCCAAAGACCACTTCCCGGCGCGCGCAGTCGATCCGCTGCGATATGACGCGCGCGAGCTGGCCCGCGCCCAGCCCGTAGCGCGACCTCGTGATCTGCACCACGTCATGCAGCTCTATCGCCAGGGTCTGATCGGTCAGCGCGGCGGTGATCGACCACACGTCGCGCGGTACTCCGAACAAGGCGAAATAGGCGTCTAGGAATAGTGTCTGCCCGAAGGCGTTGATGAATTGCCGCTGAGGGGACTCGATTGCGCGCGCAATGGCCCCAGGGTGCGCGGCACGGATCGCCGGGTCCTGCCGCGCGAATGCTGCCCAATTCGGCTCGCGCTTGAGGTAGTCGGCCATCGCGTCCGTCACACTCCCGGCCAGATCGCTCGGCCAGGTCGCTCCGGCCTTGACCGTCAACGACCAGACCGGCGCACTGAGATCGGCGGGCGT